GTAACGAATAGCAGAAGGCTTGCACGGGCGTAGCATCAGCGTGGAGAGGTAGATGTTGATTACGAGCAATAAAATCGCAGTAATCTCTTCCTACATACACACTGAGGTCGTCGACGAGCGGTAGAGGTCAACGTGGAGGAAAAGAGCTTCGTATAGAAGTCAAATCCACTTGCACCAAGTGAAGCGCCAGGACCAGTCCGTCCTTTCTCCAAAAGAGAAAAGTAGGAGGGCACCAGAGCTTCACCAGCAGGATGAAGAAAGTCATCGATCTCCTTCTTCAGGAGATTGAGAATTTCTTCATCACGCATGTTGACATCTTCCAAACGCCAATTTAGGCAGCGAAGATTCACCAACCTAAACTTGTCAAGAGCAAGACGATCTGCGTCACCCGAGGTACGATCTATAAATTTCTTATAGAAAGACTTTAGTAACGAATAGCAGAAGGCTTGCACGGGCGTAGCATCAGCGTGGAGAGGTAGATGTTGATTACGAGCAATAAAATCGCAGTAATCTCTTCCTACATACACACTGAGGTCGTCGACGAGCTGAGAGAAAAGAGCATCAGGACTAAGGCCCATAACGTCACCTCTCTAGGTCCAGGACGGAATGTCAGAATAACGCCAAAAGTGACATTATCTGATCTCCATGTTCTGAACAGTACCTACCAAGGATAATCCCTAATAGGAACCAACCAGAACGTGCAGAACGCCTCGAATGAGGCGCCATGATCGGCGGTATTTTACGATAGGGGGTCAAAGGACCCCGCTTATCAGAGTATCACCGAGCCCAGATGAAATCTGGTTCAGAGCTCCGATGAGGAGACTCAATCCGGCCCGAATGTCTTCCGGGTCAGCTTGGTCCGCACCGGCAGGCTGTTCAATTGACAGTCGAAAGACCATCGTTTGATTAGCCTGACCAGTAAGAGGAAGAACCCCCTTGCGGATCAAAACCTGAAAGACATTCCGAGGGACCACACTCACCACCCCAGTGATAGGATTGACCGAACCAAGAGTCCGAAGACTCAAGGGACGGGAAAACGTCACTGTAAATGGCTTCGAGATGGCATGGACGTCTACGCCAGTTTGCGTACCACCTAAGGTGGTAACAGCATACTGTTTGGCGTTTGGTCCAGGCGGGGTATCGGAGACTACCGTATAGGTAGGACTCGTCAAACCCGTTTGGGCACCACCTGTAATAGGAGAACTAAGAGAAACGGTCATAGAGACCTCAATATTGACGACGTTAAAAATATTAGACGCGACGCGCACGGAAGAGCGCAGCAATATTCAAGAACTTAGTACTGGAACCTGGTAACCGGAAAATAAGATCCGGAGTTCCAAGAACCGGTACAGATCGAGATATTGTTTTACGCGTCCACTTAATGGTCGGAGGGCTCAAAGAGCTGGACAATGTATTACTATAACCCCCGGTAATTTGCCACCCAATATAGGTGCCAAATGCGAGTTTTCTAGTAGTACGGCACTTCCAGGAAAGACCAGAAGTGCAAGTTGACCAACTCTCGATCACAGTACCAGCATTGGTAAAGTAGTCGACTAGAAAGGTGTAAGGAATCAAATTCCAAATAGTGGGGACGAAGTCAGATGGGGACAATCCCCAAATGGCAGCATTCCCAAGAGATGGAGAAGATGGCTTACCCTTCACAGCACCGATATACCTAACCTCAACAGATCCTGTTAATTGGATCTTAGCTGAGTATGACAAAACAGACCCATCGATCGTAGTGACACCGCCAAAATCTGCATCTGAAGAACCATGACCGCGAACAGGGAGATTTTCTCCATGAGCGAAGGCACGGGACTTCTTAGTCAGAGTTTTGTAGGCATCAATAGCGTCCGAATAGAGCGGTCTCCAGCCATATTGGTACTCGAGCCACGTCTCCGCGATGGCAGCATTCTTACGGCGATCAGATCTTTCTCTACGGGCCCGGCGCCTAGCCGAGCTAACGTAGTGATCGATCCCTTGTCGAAGTGCTTTCACGGGAGATCTAATCATCCGGAGAGTTTCAGCTAGTTCGCCTAAGAAAACGCCCCCTTGAAAGGAGCGTTGACGAGAGCGGATGCTAGAATAAAACTGTCCGAGAGCCTCCGAATCAGGAGCTGAAGAATCGTACAAAGACGGGTCACCAGGTTTGCAGCTTGCAGGAGTAGTTAAAGCTCCGTGAACTTCAATCTGGCGCCAGTTCTGAGGACCCCCAGTAGTCCAACCTTTTGTCATAGCATAACCAGGAGCATATTCTAACTGACAATCAATACCATTAAAGGTAGTGGTTGCGTTAAGACCTGCCTTGATTAAAGATTTCCAACTAGGTAACGTTCCTCCAGAACGGGAATTGTTAAACGACCCAACAAAGGTCGAAGTAACAAAAGTCTCGCCTGAATGATTGTAATTAGTTGAATCTCTTTGACGAATGACACGGAAAGACTGAGGGAATGTCTCAAGCACGATAATTCACACCTGAATTTAGATAGAACACTTAAGGAGTAGACCCAAAGCTAAGAGGTGACTTGAAGTTGACTACGGGATTAGCCTCCAAGAAACCGACCAACTTTAATAAAGAAGGTCTGAATCGACGGGGAGAAGCCCGAAAGTCAGCAACAAGCTGCTCTCCAAGGAAAAGCAAACACATATGCCTCGCTACGACATGAGATTCTGGTGAAAACTGGCACAAAGTTAAGTCTTCAAGATTATTGTAATAATCAAAGAGGGCCGCTTTGAGACCAGGTTCATCAAAATCACCGAGAAGAAACTCGGATATGTCATAACGAAGCATGTTTTCTCTCCTGGGACGCAGTGGAACTAGCACCTAAACGGCAAAGCCGCATGGTGCCCCATCGAGGTTAAAACCTCAAATGGGA